TCGGGACGGGCGTGACGCTGCCGGGCCGCATCATGAGCACGCGGGACCTGGCGGCTGACAGGCCGTGGGGCCCGGACGCGGTGAGCGGATTCGGCGCGTTCCTGGGTGCAGTGGCGCAGGCGGCGACGCCGGGCGGGCGCATCGACCCACGGCTGTTCGCGGGGCCGATGGGCGCCAGTGAGGGGGTGCCCTCGGATGGCGGGTTCCTGGTGCGGACCGAGTACAACACCATGCTGCTCAACAAGGCGCTTGAGGCGTCGATGCTGGCGCCGCGATGCACGCCAATCGAGATCGGTGAGGACGCGGACGGGGTCGACATGCCGTACATCAAGGAGACCTCGCGCGAGACGGGCTCGCGCTGGGGCGGCGTGCAGGTGTACCGGCGCGCTGAGGCGGACACGGTGACGGCCACCAAGCCAGAGTTAGGGCTGCTGGACGTGCGACTCGAGGACATGATGGGGCTGGCGTATGCGACCAACCGGCTGCTGCGGGACGCGCGGGCGATGGCCTCGATTTTCAGCCGGGCGTTCGCCAGCGAGTTCGCGTTCAAGTTGGATGATGAGATTTTCCGAGGCAACGGGGCAGGGAAGTGCCTGGGGATCATCGACTCGTCCGGGCCGCGGGTGCGGCAGGATAAGGAGAGCGGCCAGGCGGCGGACTCTATCGTGCATCAGAACATCTCGAAAATGTGGGCGCGGGTGTTGCCGCGCTGCAAGCCGCGGGGCGTGTGGCTGATCAACAGCGAGGTGACGCCGCAGCTGGACGAGCTGGCGGTCATCGCGGGCACTGGGGCCCTGGAGCAGCGCGTGGTGCGCTACGGCGAGGATGGGGTGCTGCGCATCAAGGGCAGGCCGGTGCTGGAGATCGAGCAGGCCTCGGCGCTGGGGGATGAGGGCGACATCGTCTATGCGGATTTCAACGAGTACGGGCTGATCCGCAAGGGCGGGATCGAGGCGGCGACGTCGATGCATGTGCGGTTCATCCATGCCGAGATGGCGTTCCGGTGGATGTATGCGGTGATGGGGCGCCCGCTGCTGATCAGCGCGATCACACCGTACAAGGGCACGGCGACGCAGTCGGCCTTTGTGACGCTGCAGGCGCGCTAAGTCGAGGAACGTGGTAAGGTTGGTCGGACGATAACGGACGCCCCGAGTTGGGGCGCGGAGGGAGATCGCGATGAGCGCAAACGAGTACCTGGCGTCTCACGACATCGGCGACATCGCCGTGTTGGAGACGGAGGATATCGGCGGGACGGATGCGCAGGTGGGCGCGGTGGACATGCGCGACTGGCACGGCGTGTTTGCTTACGTCGAGCTGGGGACCTGGAACGCGGCGGACGATCTGGACGAGTGCCGCCTCGAGCAGGGGGATGGCTCGACCTGGAAGGACCTGACCACCGACGCCTCGGAAGGCGACTATGACACGGACGCGCCGGTCGATGCGGATGGGAACTTTGTCATCCTGGAGGCGGCCGACGAGGACCTGGACGTGGAGAATGCCTTCTATCTGGTGCGGCTGTACGTGGCCGAGGCTGGCAACACCGGTCCCGACTTTGTAACCGCCGTCATCTTTGGCTATGGGGCCAAGGTGAAGGAAGCCGAGAAGAATGGCGCCGCGGTGGCCGGCGAGAAGGTGTACGTGCGGCCCAGCTAGGGCGATGGCTGAGACATGGGCCGGGACAGGGCCCGGCCCGTACAGGATGGGGGCGGCGGGAGCGTCGCCCCCGTAGGGGTGGGATGAACCCACCTACCCGGTAGACCCGGAAAAGGAGCGCGATGAGCGGGGCGAGGACGGAGTTGTTTGGGCAGTGGTTGAACGGGGCGCTGGTGATTGCCGACCAGGGCAAGAGCACCGGGCGTCGGGTGTTCGTGCACTCGGGCACGGGCGTGGATGCGGCGGGGTACGGGGGAAACCCGGACCGGCCGGTGGCCACGCTCGATTATGCCATCGGGCTGTGCACGGACAACGAGGGCGACGTGATCTACGTGATGCCGGGGCACGCGGAGACGTACAGCACCACGGGCGTCAAGGTCACGGTGGACGTGGACGGGATCCGCATCGTGGGCCTGGGCCAGGGGGCCGACCGGCCGACGTTCACATTCTCACACATGGATGCGACGTGGACCGTCTCGGCGAATGGCGTGCGGATCGAGAACCTGCTGTTCGCCGCGGGGGTCGACAGCGTGGTGACCTATGCCACGATCTCGGGCGCGGACTGTGCCGTGGTGGGGTGCGAGTTACGCGACGCGACGGACGTCGAGGTGATCACCGACCTGACGGTGACGGGCGACCGGTTCACGATGCTGCGTTGCTTCAAAAACGGCTACACGGGCGGCAACGCCAACGTGCGGGTGGTGTCGCTCAACGGCGTGGATGGGGCGCTGGTCGAGGGGTGCCTCTTCGTCACCAAAGTGACGACCGCGGTGATCGGCATGGTCACGGCGGATTGCTCGGGGATCGTGGTGCGGGATAGCGTGTTCCTGGTGGACTCGACCACGGACCTGAGCAAGAACGTGGTCGATGGGATGACCAGCGTATGGAGCGTCGATCGCGCCTTCGACATCGGCGCCGGTGGGGGGTTCTCGGGCGGCTCGGGTTCCGCGGTGGCCACGGACAGCGTGAGCGCGCTGGCGACGATCCTGGGAACGCCGGCGGGCGCGGATCTGGCGGCAGATATCGCGGCGATCGGGGTGCTCATCGGCACGCCGGCGGTGGACGTGGTGACGGATCTCACGGCGCTGATCGGGGCTCCGGCGGTGGATCTGGCGACGGATATCGCGGCGCTGGGCACGCTGATCGGCACCCCGGCGGTCGACTTGGTGACGGATCTGGCGGCGCTGATCGGGACGCCGGCGGTGGATCTGGCGACGGACATCGCGGCGCTGGGCACGCTGATCGGCACACCGGCGGTGGACCTGATCACCGATCTGGCAGCGCTGATCGGCACACCGGTGGCCGACCTGGCGATGGACATCGCGGCGGTGCTGGCGGAGGCGCAGGGGGCGGGGCTCAGCGCCAACGCGGCCAACTATCTCGCTGTGGCGGCGGACCTGACGAACGCAACCTGGAATTCGGACGCCACGCACGAGGTGTTCACGGTCACCGGCCTGGTGCGGATGCGCATGCTGATCGAGGTGACGGGCAACGTCGAGTCGGGCGGCGATACGGCAACGCTGACATTCGGGCATGAGGGGAACGCGGCGGCGTGGATCGCGGCGACAAACGAGGATGCGCTGGACACGGGCGACCTCTGGTACGATACCTCGCCGACGACCAAGGAAGAGGATTTCGCGACGGCCGTTTTCGACAAGGTGGTGCGCGACCTGGACGTGGGGTACGAGATCGACGTTGAGGCGTGCACCGGTGGGTCAATCGTGTTCCACGTCTGGTGGGAGCCGCTGAACGCGACGGGTGCGGTGGTGGCCGGGGACGGCAGCGCGCTGGCGTAGGCGGAATGGGCCGGCACGGGGGCGCCGTTTTGCAGGGGCATGGGCCGGCACGGGATCCGGCCCGTACGGGTTGCGGCGCCAGGGTACTGGCGGCGCGTTGAGGGGGCGGACACATAGGTCCGCCCCTATGAGATGGAGGTAGGGGATGACAAGGACGCTGGTGCCGGGGCCGGGGTACTCGCAGCAGTGGGTGGATCTCGTGACGCCGGCGGCGCAGGCGAGTGTGGACGCCGATACGGTGCTGGCCGGGTCGGCCATCGACGTGCGCGGCTGGCGGTCGCTGGCGTACACGATCAAGGTGGCGACCAACGACGTGGACTGGACGGTGTATGGGGCCAACAGCGCGGACTATTCCGACGAGGTGGTCGTGCAGGTCGAGGCGACCGTGGCGGCGGGCGCTGCGAGCTCCTATGCCGTGACGCAGGCGCCGTACGGATACTACCGCGTCAAGATTCACAGCAACGTGGGCGGGGTGCACGGGACGGCGACGCTGGTGGGGATCGCGAAGGGGTAGGCGATGGCATCGTACGCGACGGTCGACGAGTTCAAGGCGTACCTCAAACAGCTCTCGGGCGTGGTGGACGCGCCGACGCTGGCGGATATCCAGGACGTGCTCGACCGGGCGACGGATATCGTGGATCTCGCACTCGGGTTTTCGTTCGCAGCGTACGGGGAGAGCGCCACGGCCAGGGATGCGCGGGCGCCAGGTGCGGACGTGTGGGATATCACGCCGCATGAGGTGGAGTCCATCGAGTCGGTATATGAGGTGCGCCGCAAGGCGACGACGTATGAGAGTACCAGCGAGATCGACGATTTCGAGGAGCTGGCTGATGGTCGCCTGTTTCGCGGGGCGGGATGGGCGCCGGGCGTCTGGTATCGCATCACCGCGAAGTGGGGCTATGGGCCGGCGCCACCGGCCATCGTCGAGGTGACGCTGGAACTCGCGGTGAACATCTGGCGGTCACGCGACCGCGGGCAGTTCAGCGATGTGATCGGGGTGGAGGGGGGCGGCGCGGTGGGCTATCAGCGGGCGCTGACGAATCAGCAGCGAATGATCATCGACCAGGTGCGGATGAAGGTGCTGGGGGGGCCGGGGGTGGCGTAAAGGGCGCAGACCCCTCACCCTCACCCTCACCCTCTCCTCGAGTACAGGGAGAGGGAAGAGAGGACGGCGATGGCGCGGACGAAACGATACAGCCTGGAGCGGATGGAGCTGCCGGACCTGGAGGCGATACCGAACACGGTGCGGCGGAAGGCGATGCGCCAGGCGGTAAAGCCGGTGGCCCAGCGGGCGCGCAAGGAGGCGCCGGTGGGGCCGCGACGGGGGCCGGGCAAGCTGGCCAAGACGATCCGCTACAGCGTGCGGAAGGG